TGTCAATGATTATTGATTGAAGTTTTTGATTACTTTGATGTCAGACGCTACTTGTCTTCCTCTGAACTCTTGTAGAGTGTATTCAATCACGTCACCGTCCATAACTTCTTTTATGTTAGCGGCTTTTAGTGCTGAAATGTGAAGAAATACGTCTTTGCCCTCAATGTCTGGTGTTATGAATCCAAAACCTTTTGCGGAGTTGAACCATTTTACCTTGCCTTTTTCCATACTTTATATATTCCCGTAGTGATATTATATATCAAATATTATTTATCAAATAGGGATAAGATTGGTTGCTTGACGTGTGCCAAGCAACCAAATTGAATTACATAGAGTTTTTCTTCTCTTGTATTTCTTTTCTTCTTGTTTTACTTAATTTGCCTAAGTTTCCTAAAGCCTTTCTGGCTCTAGCCGCCGCCGCTTTTACACCTTTTGTTTCGAAGGCTTCTTGCTCTGCAACATAACTTTCGTAGGCTGTTTTTATTTCATCATGTGTTGACATAATGTTTCTCCTTTATGATATCATAAATGTGTTTCCAGTCTTTTGCTCTCTGGAAATTCATTTGTTTGTTTATAGTATAACTTGAATTGTGCGGAAGGTCAAGTAGTATTGATGCCAAACCTAGAACGGCACCATCAAAGGCATTTTTTGGTTTGTCTTCTATCCACCAAGTGCCTGGTACCAAATTTTTTAGTGCATCAATCTTGCCTCCGCCTGTGTCCAAAAATGTAAAATCTTGGAACACATCTCCAAATACATCTTTCAAGTTGTCTTTTCGTGCTTGGTTGGCTATCTTATCAGTGCTTTGAGACGTGATCACATGGAACCTCCAACCTTCGTCAGCAAGTTTTTTAACATATTCAACTGCTCCTTCCATTGGTTCCAGGTATCTCATATAGGCACTCTCGTTGAATATCTTTACCAACACCGGCATTTCTGCTTCTGGTATCTGATAATTCATATGTAGTTCGTAATGATCCTGAGTTTTCTTTTCGAAGCCATTAATCTTCATATACTTGTCAAACATCTCCTCCCATTTGAAAAGTACACCATCGCAATCAGTGGCTATTAGTTTGGTCATTTATTAGTGAATTTAAGTCCTGTGGTACCTTCTGCGTATTTTTTAGCGAACTCTACTTCGGTCTTCACCATTGTAAGTACTAAATTTTTATTGATCGGCAATTCAGAAAACTTTGGCACAGTGAACATGAATGGTCCTAGTCCAATACCACTTGCAAGATTAACCAATGCCATAGGTCTCTGGATGTTTACTACTGCTCCATCATCTGAAATGAATCTAGCAATTATTTCTTCACCGCTGGTAAATTTGATACTGACTGTATCGCCTTCATTAATTTGTGGCATCTTTTTCCTCTTGTTCTTTATTAAAGTGTGCTCGTAGTTGATCATATCCACCAATTAATTTGCCCTTTAATATAATTTGAGGAACTGTTCTTGCATTTGGCACTGCTTCGAGTAATTGTTCTTTACTCCAACCATCGCCTATCATTCTTTCTTCATAAGTGATTTCGTTCAGTTTAAGTAACTGCTTTGCCGCGGTACACTGCGGACACATCATCTTACTCCAGACTATTGTTGATTCTTCCGTAATTGTTGACATCTATTGTATTCTCCTATTTGCTTTATTATACTTAATTATTTTAGGAAAGTCAATCAAATGTCTTGATTGAAGTGCTTTATGTATTTTTGGAAATTGTCGTCTGTTATTATGGATACTAATGCGAAGATTAAGCCTAATATTATTATGCCCCAAAGTCCTTTGTCCCATTCAACAAATAGGATAGTGTATAAAACTTCCAAGCCATTCATTCCTTCGTAAGTAGTCATTATAATTTGAATTTAGAAAACTGACCTTTTTTAACGTCCTGTTTAACTCCACCAATGATGTAAGATTCTATTTCAGTTTCTTGTGGAGCAATCTGCATACCTTTAGATGACAACCAGTGCTGTGTCCATGGTAGAGGATTTTGTGAAGCAGATACATCATAAAGTGGATCGAAACCTAATGCTCTTAATCTTTTGTTCGCAATCCATTCTACATAAGTGCCTAACAGTCTTTCATTAAGTCCAATAATTGAACCGTCCTTAAATAAATGTTTTGCCCATGCTTTTTCTTCTTCAACACAATTCTTAAACATCTGGATCACAGTTTTGTCCAAACCTTTTATAACTTTGCTCATACCTTTGTCATCACCTCTTTGCCATGCTTTGATAACGTGTGTCGATAAGTTCAAGTGTGTTGCTTCATCTCTAGCAATTAATGAAAGTAATTTTGCAGAACCTTCCATAAGTTTAAGTTCACCAAATGCAAATGTACAAGCAAATGATACATAGAATCTTAAACCTTCAAGCAGGTTAACATTTATCATTGCAAGATATAATTGTTTTTTCAATTCATCTAAGTCACCTTTGCCTTTGACTGTGTAGTCTTGTGCCATCTCACTAAATCTGTCATAGTTTTCTGTAACTGATTCTGCTCTTTTTAATATTTCTTTATCATTTAAAATAGTGTCAAATACTTCAGCAGGATCCGAATAGACATTCTTCATTATGTGTGTGTATGCTCTTGAATGGATAGTTTCGAAAAAGTCCCAAGTAACAATACATCCTTCTAATTCAGGATTAGAAACATATGGTAAGAAACTTAAACATGGTCCTCTGCCTTGCACACTGTCTAATAGTGTTTGATACTTTAAGTTAGATGTGAATATGTGTTTTTGTTCTGGTCTGAATGTTTGGAAGTCTGCTCTATCTTTTTGTAAAGAAACTTCCTCGGGTCTCCAAAAGTATCCTAACATTGTTTGGTTAAGTTTATCAAACTGCGGATACTTGAATACATCGTATCTCTGCACATTTTGATCCTCACCAAAGAACATAGGTTCCTTTGTAAAGTCTATATCTTTTCTATTAAAAACTGTTTTCGCCATACCTAATAATTATCAATTATAACAAATTTTTTGATTTACGTCAACTTTATATTGTGCAGGCTTCACACTCTCCATCTTCTAAATCCTGTAGTTGTTCTTGCACCTTGGCTTCACCATTCAAGTGTTCACCGTTGACGTTTGACTCACCGTTTAAATGTTCGCCATTAACATGGGATTTATTTGGAATAACTGGAGCATCAATACCCGATGGTTGCACATCTTCCTCTTCACCCTTAAAGTCATATGTGTTCTGGTAATAACTTGTCTTCCATCCATATTTGTATGCCATCAACATATCTTGCGCCATTACTGATAATGGTACTTCGTTGTTTTCATATTGTAATGGATTGTATGACCAGTTGCCTGATATTGCTTGGTCAAAATATTTCTGCATAACAGATACAATCTTAATGTATCCTTCGTTACCTCCCATGTCCCATAACAGAGTATATGCATTTTTCAAGTTAGGAAAACCTGGAACTATCTGTTTTAATGGACCTTTTTTGGATTTTTTAATTGAAAGGAGTGCTCTTGGTGGTTCTATGCCGTTAGTTTCGTTACTAACAACGGAAGAACTTTCCGAGGGCATCTGTGCCGATAGTGTGGAATGTCTAAGTCCATGTTTTAAAATATCTTTTCTTAAAGTTTCCCAAGCCATTCTCTGTTTGTGTACTACTATTTCATCTACTTCTTTTTTGTAATGATCTATTGGCAGTAATCCATCTGCGTATTTTGTTCTATCAAATGCTTTACACTTGCCTTTTTCCTCTGCTATATCACAACTTGCTCTCAACAAGTAATATTGGAATGCTTCTGAAAGTCTATCTACTAACTCCCACGCCTTTGGATCTGAATACTTAACACCGTTCTTCGCGAGATAGTGTGCTAACCCAATGTATCCAATGCCTAAAGAACGTCTAGATTTAGTAGATACTTCTGCCGCTTTCACAGGATAGTCTTGTAATTCTATTATTTCGTCTAATGCTCTAACACTTAAATCACATAACCCTTCAAGTTCAGATAAATTTCCTATTGCTCCAACATTGATTGCTGACAATATACAAAGTGCTATCTCACCTTCAGGATCGTCTATGGATTTAATTGGTGTTGTGGGTAATGTAATTTCCTGACATAAGTTACTCATTGATACTTTGTCTTTGAAACTAGAGTGTGAGTTTGAATGGTCTATATTCATTATATAGATTCTACCGGTCTCTGCCCTTTCTTTCAACAAGTCTGCGAACAGTTCTTGTGCCGCGATAGTTTTCTTAGGAATGGATTTATCCTTTTCATATTTCTTATAGAGTGCATCAAACTTTTCTGTTCCAAACGCATCATACAATCCAGGAGCGGAATGTGGAGAGAATAAAGTGATATCCTCTTCATTAATAAATCTTTCATAGAACAGTTTAGACATCTGTATTGAATAGTCCATACGTCTAACTCTGTTGTCCTCAGTACCTTTGTTATTTTTTAATACAAGTATGTCTTCAATCTCTTGGTGCCATATAGGAAAGTGTACGGTTGCGTTTCCACCACGCACACCATTCTGTGTACAACATCTCACAGTTGATTCGAATTTTTTAAGGAATGGAATCACTCCTGTGTGTTGAACCTCCCCACCTCTAATTTTACTATTAATACCTCTGATACGTCCTGCGTTGATTCCTATACCTGCTCTTCTGGCAACATATAATCCAATCGCCATATCACTTGAAAAGATACTTGGCAGAGTGTCATCACTGTCTACAAGAACGCAAGAAGCAAATTGTCTTATAGGAGTTCTCACTCCTGCCATTACTGGCGTTGGTATGTTTATTTTAAATTGTGAAATTGCATCGTAATATTTTTTTACATAACTCATTCTAGTCTTCTTAGGATACTCTGCGAATAATGTTGCCGCGATCATCATGTACATATCTTGTGGAGTTTCATAAAGTTCTCCCGTGCTTCTGTCTTGCACAAGGTATTTGTCCACAACTTGTCTTAGACCTGCGTATGTAAAATCTAAATCTCTATCTCTTTTGATCCAAGTGTTAAACTTTTTAATTTCTGACTTGTGATATTTTTCAACTATTGTTCTATCGTAAACGCCTAATTTAATATTTCTAAGAATTAATTTTAATAAAGGAATGTATTCGTATTGACCATGTGCTTCTTTTCTCACATCATAAGAGAGAAGTCTGGCGGCGGCGTATTGATAGTTAGGATTTTCTAATGTAATTAAATCGTTTGCTGATTTTACTAATACGTGTTGAATGTCTTTTGTTGTGATGCCATCGTAAAATTGAATGTTTGCATTAATTTCTATCTGTGAACTAGAAACACCTGTTAATCCTTCGCAGGCTTCTTCAACAACAAAGTGAATTTTATCGATATCTAATGGCTCTAGACGTCCGTCCCTCTTTTGTACTTTAATGTTTGATGTATTTGTTGTGATTATCTGTTCAGCGACTTCCATTAGTATTCTATTTCCTATTAAATTAAATCAATATTTATCTTATTTTTTATATTATGAGTATAATGCAGAACGTAATTTTTGTCAAACAGTTCTTTGGTCATTATTACCATATCGTTTACGTTTAAAAATTGGTTATTAAATTCAATTACGTAACTAAACTTACGGTTGTTGGATTCAATTTCCTTTGATATGACATTATGTATCAGTATTTGGCTGTCCTTAAACTGTTCTGTTATCATTATAGTATAACATAATAACAATGATAGGTCAAATTCATTGTAATCATTTCTTTCAAGCAACTGCCAAGGCTCTAACCATGTGTCAGTTTTGTATTCATCTGTCTTTGTTTTAGTTCTAGGACAGTAAAAATAGATTTTAGATAGAATTTCTAAAGGATTTTGCTCTTCGTTTATAATACTTCTAATATTTTTCCAGTCAATTAGTCTTTGTTCGTATGTTCCAAAAAATATATTAGGCTTATGAGATACTTCTAACTTTGAATATGATTTGTGCGTTTTCATTTGATGATAGTGATGGATTTGTTGCCTGTATAATGCATGATTCTTTTGCCCCGTCTGAGTTCTCGTCAGATAAACTTGCTGTGAAGTTTAATCTAGTTGAATTGGTATTGTTTGCCGTGTCGCCTAAAAAGTCATACTCATCTGACAAGTTTACTGTGTCTACTGTTCTGTCAATGTTTATGTCTAGTGTGCCTGATCTGAATGCATTTCTTATTGAACTGTTGTAAGTGTATTCTATTTTGTAATGTCTGCTGTTGTCTGCAGGTAATTTGGCAACTCTTGTCGCTGATGCTAATTGCCCTATGTTGAATTTTGTTACAAAGGATAATTCATTGTTGAACTTGCCTTGCACTTCAGGTATGTATGCAACGTTTGTCATTGTGCTTGTATTAGCCATTAATGATTCTGTTCTAGCAAAGAAATCATTTTTTGAAATATTGTTATCTGCATCAAATCTTATTACGGCATGGACTGGTGCTGTGTCTAATCCACCATCGTTACCTACTTTAATAAAACTGTTTTCCTTACTAACATTTCCTTTTCCTTCTTTTACCCAATAACCTGTTTTGTCAATATTTGTAAATCTACTATTTGTAATTGTGTTGTTGATAGGTCCTGTCGCCTGTGCAACTTGTCCTAGTGCTGTATCTCTGCCCCAGTACACACCATATGAAAGAGTTTCAAACACACAGTCTTCAAAATGATTGTTTGCAACATCGTGATTAGATAATATTCCATAACTGAATCCTACAACTTTAAGTTTCTCAAAGTTATTGTTTTGTGTTGTTACTGGTGTTGATGTTGCTTCCATTAACAATCCAATCTGTGTAGAAGTGATTGACGATCCTTGTGTCCATGGTCCTTGCAATTTGATATCTATAAATTGACTGTCTTTGGTGCTACTTAATTTTAATGCTGGATTAGTTAGATAACTTTTTAATGTCATTCCTTCTAATTTAATAATGTTAGATTGATTGGTTGAACTTGTTTGTGCATTAATACCATTTCCATTAATTGTTTCTATTACTGCGTATGCTCCAGTTTGTTCTATCACAGTTTTGTCTGAACCATCACCAACTAGATTCACGTATGGTGGCACTTTTAAACTATTGCTAATTTTGTATAGACCTGCGTCTAATTTTAATGTAACTCTTTTTCTTAAACTGTCTGCATCAGTGGCGCTTGACCAAGGTAGGAATAATTGATCTATTGCTCTTTGTAGTGCAAGAGTTTGATCAGTGCCGTCTCCATTTGCACCAAAGGATCTTACATTAACAAAATCGTCTAGTCTTGATTGTAAACTTCTTTGTACAGGATTAGATGAACTAGAACCTGTTTGTATGCTTGTTCCGTTCTTGTAAGTGTATTGATCGCTTAATTCAAATAGATTGTCGTGTTCTGTTAGGATTTTACTATTACCTACTGCTGGTGCACCTTCTGATACTGCACCGTTACCTATGTATAATTCTTGGGTATCAACTGCCCAACCCAGTTCACCACCCGCTAGTTGTGGTAATCCTGAACCTTGGTTTTTTCTACCTCTTCTAATCTGTATTCTTGATATTGAAACAATAGCCATATAATAAATCCTACTGTGAGTATTTATCGAGTGTTTGCTTCTTTCAGTGGAGTCTTTAAACTGCGTGTTTAATGTAGTATTCTTCTACTCTATTCCACCATTCTTTTTTGTAATGATTGTATGTGATTGGTGTGATATCGAACTGCTGATAATCTAGTTTTCTACTGCACATGAACACGTGACCTTCCTTAATGTCCGTTCCATATACTTCGTTGTGTGCTTCTGCATAGGCCACTAATTGCAAAAAGTAATCTTCTACCCATTCTTTCTTTTTAGGTTTGTTGGTTTGCTTGAAGTCAATTATGCAAGGGTTTCCTTTGTATTGTCCTACACAGTCAGTGGTGCCTGCATATATTTTTGGAAAATATAAACCAACCTCACTGCCCCATATTTCATCAACATCTTTTAGTGCATTATTATGAACCACCTGTGCCATCTTAAATGCTTGTTGTGAATAAGGATTTGATCCTGGCGTACCCCAAGTGCCATCGTTGATATAGTTTTCAATGTATTTGTGCATACGAGTTCCCATGCCCGATGCTTCTTTTGTAATTCTTTTTGCTGTCTCTTCTCCAACCCGTTTACGCCATTCGAGTAGATGCGTTTTATCTTTTGTAGAATCTAAAATTGTTGTGACACTTGCCACTGCATTTCCATCTGGACAGGCGTATACTCTCTTACCGTCTAATGATGTGCGTGATAATTTTGTGTAGTCGAAACGTTTTACAATCAATGACATTAATTATTATTTTTATCTGTGTCGTTGGAAATATTGCCACCATTCTCTGTAGACAATCTATCTAACTCATCTAACATATTATCGTATGTTGGACCGTTCCATGGATTGTATTCATTGGTATAATACGGATCCACAGTGCTGTTGGGATCATCTTCTCCCACAACTTGCTTTACTTCAGGAATATAATGCTTCATGGTTGACTCAATACCTTTTTGTAAAGTGGCAGTGCTACCAGCACAACCCGAACAGGCACCTTTCATTAACATGGTCAGTTTGCCTGTGTCGACATCAAAATCTTTTACTGCTACTGCTCCACCATGTTGTTCAACAGACACTTTAATATATTTGTCTATCACTGATTCAACGTCGTGGATTATTTGATCTTTTGTTCTGCTCATCTCTTAATATTACAATACTATTGGTAGTATGTCAAGAATTAACTGCGTTTTTTGGTTGCTCTCTTTGCCATTGCGTCCAAGCCTTTGGTACGTTTGCCTTTTGTTGTAGGCATATCAGGACCTTCAGCATTGGTATCAAGTGTGACACCTTTCTGGTCAAAGTTCTTAATCATTTTTTTAAGTGTTGGATTATTGTCGTATGCTTGTTTGAATGAATCGTAATTGATTGATAAGCCTCCAACGTTATTCAAAATTCTATTCAACGCGATGAAACTTAGATATGATTTCTGATCTTGAGAGTCTGCGTCGCTTTTTAGATTTCTAAGAACTTGTATTAGTTCTTTGTTGGAGGCCTCTTTTAAGCCTTTTTTTTTGACAGTGTTTCAGCAAGTCTTCTTGACAGTCTAATTATGTGTTCTCGCTTTTCTCTGTCTGCAGGTTCCTCACCACCTGAAGCAGGTTCACTTGCAGAAAAGTCATCTGACTGATCTGGCATATCTGCATCTGCATCTGTAGTTGGTTCCATTGCAGGTTCTTCAGCATCTGCTCCCATTGTGTCTGGAGCATTCTCGCCTGTCAGTACGGCTACGCCGCCTGTTAGTGCTTCTCTTGTTGCTTCTAGTGAAGTGTATAAAGATTCTAGTGCTGGTTTAACTGCGTTTATGAATTGTTCTGATTTCTCTGAGCCTTCTTCATCTCTAATTGCATCGCCTAATTCTAAAATTGTTTCTGATTGCATTGACGCTGTGTCTTCCATCCAACCAGTAACTTTGTCAACCATGTCTTTAGCCGCCATTACTAATTGTGCTTCTTCCTCTGCGCCTTCTTTAACTTTTTTCTTTTCTTCTTTGTCTTTAGCCGCTTTCTTCATCGGCTCCGTTTTATTTCCGTCTTTGTCTAAATCTATGTAATCTGGTTTTGATTTCTCGTCCATTTTTTTCATTTTTTTCTTTTTCATTTCATCTATTAAGTTTTCACAATCCTGTAGAGTGTATTCTTTGTCACCTATTTTAAACTTGTCACCTTTTTTCATACCTGCCGCTTTGGCTTTTTGTACTGCCTGTGCGAAAGCATTTCCTTCCATTGGACCATCTGGCTCGTATTCTGGTTCTTTCATTGTGCCATCATCTTCAAATTCCATTTCAAGTTTTTCAAGTGCTCTTTTTATTACTTCTGAATCTTCTTTGTCCGCTCTTGATTTGATATCAGCGGCTACGGCATCTTTTTTCATCTTTAATGCTTCTTTTTCTGGATCAACATAATCACCTAACATTTCATCTGCCGCTAGGTCTACTTTTTTGTAGTAACCTTCTATTGCTATTTGTCTATCTTTTATTGCTGATGTGATTACATCTAGGAACATTTTTTGCTTGTGATAGTCTTCGTTATGGCTTAATCCATCAAATGGTTCTGATTGTTCAATGTTTGCAATCTTGCCAGCAACGTTAGATTGTGCTGTTTGTAATTGTTCTGTGCTGAATTTGTCTAAATCTATAGAGGTACCGAATACCTTAGAAAGTCTGTCGTTTAACTGTTCTGTAGTTAATTCTTGTCTAAACTGCTCTATTTTCATGCTTTTGTTCCTTCGCTAATTTATTTATCAAATATGTAGTTGTCTAAGGTGTCTCTTAACTTGAGTAAATCCTCCCACACGATGTCATAACGTATTTTAGTCACTTCCCGTTTGATATCATCGTCGGTTGTGGTCATGGTGTATTTGTAGAATATGCACTCATTATACTTGTTTTGTATGCTTTCATCTGTATCTACTATGTGTTTAATGCTGTTTTTGGGATCATCAGCCAATTGCTTTGCTAGGGCCAATGCCGCTGTTTTGGTAAATGTTGTGGTAATCTGTTTGTGTTGGTTGATATCATAAAGTAGGTAGCCATGTGGGTTTTGCCTTATCACATAGTTTTTAACCCTAACACTATTACCGTGTTGGATAGGCATACAGACTTTCTCTGCCTGTTCGTTTATAAATCGTTGGAGTCTTTTACCTAGTTTCTTGACCTGCATTTGCAACCACCATAACATTATTGTCCTGTTCTATCTTGCGTACAAGACTTTTCCTTACTAACTGATTTATTACTTCTTGATCTCTTTCCATAAAAGTATCTAAATTTTTAGCACTCTTTAATTTGCCGAGCACTTCCTTTTCCTCATTTGAGGTTTGGATAGTAAATTCTTGAATAAGTTCGTTTATCCTCATTATGTTGTTGCTTTTTGTCTGCGTTGTAGGTTAGTGATTACAGGATTCAAATCCTTTTTATTAACCTTTATAGATTGTGGCGCTTGTTGTGACGGTTGTTTAGTTGTTAGAGTCACTTCATCTCCTTTTACGTCGTCCACTTCATAATCCGTTTCTTGTCCTTGTGCTGTAGGTATAGGCATCGTCGTGCCCTTCTTCATTAATTGCGTATTGGTTTGTGTGTTTTGTTGTTTGATTTTACTTTTCACAGCACTCTTGATTGGTCCTTTTGGTAATTTGTTGGCAGGCATAGGTGCACCAGTCCTAGACTGTTGTCCAAACTGTTTCAAAGTTTTTTTTAGATACGGAGTCTCTGCTATTTCTTTGAATCTCATTATCTTCTAATGCTCCTTCTTTTTCCTGATCTAAAACTTGACCTAGTTCTGCTAGGTCTTGCCGCTCTGTTCAGTCTACTTACTCTGATACTAGGAGCCGACGTACGTTTAGTGAATGAACGTTTGATCTTCATGGTTGATCCACGACGTGCTTTGGCTTTCTTAATTGCCATCACAGAACCCAATCTTTTTGGTTGTGTGCATACTGATGGACTGCTCACGATCCTACCTTTACGTGGACCTGCTGTGCATCTGTACTTACGCACCATTTTTCCAGCCTTGGTACGTGACCAAATCTGTACGACTGACTCTGCTACAATTTCACTTATTTTCATGAATAACCTGCTCTACAGTGTTATTTAGCGGTGATGGGTGGTATTATGATTAACTTGGAAACTTTAATAATAGAACTACTATTGTGGATAAGAGACCTGCTACTATGGTACCTGTTGCACCTATAATTACTTTTACCATGGATTTGTTGCCTGACTGAATGTCAACATGGATACTCTCAACTTTCTCTTCTATGTTTGATAGACGAGATTCTAAGTTTTTGTATCTTTGTTCGCACAAATCAACGTGTGCTTCTAGATTTTGTTTTTCTAAATCAGTTGTTCCCATTTTTCTCTCTTCCGTTTCTTTATCTATTTTTCTCTGTGGAAGGGCCTAATTGTATTTGCCTAAATGTGCCTAATCAATTGTATTTATTTGTGTACTATTACTCATTATCTAATTGTTTAATGAACAGCAAATTGGTATGATCCTCATCGTCTGTAATGTACACACCATTACTTATGTTAATTGTTTCGTCTAATTGTGTTAGCATAGGTATAAGATTAAAGTCTTCATTTAACGTTTTCACACTGATGGCTTCGGGTGTTTCGGGTTCGAAGATAAACTCCCAAACCATCTGCTCACCTCTGTAATTATCACCAAATTTGTAATTAGATATATCCATCTTTTTGCCTTTTGGCACTGAGAGTATTTTAATATTGGATCTTAGTTGCAGGCAGTTTTCCACTGTCATGTAGTTGGCAAATTGTGCCACACGTTTCTGATCGTCGACTTCTTTGTGCCTACTAACTCCTGTCTTGGTAATGTCTAAAAGTGATAATGCTCTAAATCTCATATCTATTCGCTTTTGTTCCTAGCACACTTACTTATATGTCACAAAAAAAGAGCGTCCAGTTTCCTGAACGCTCTTTTGTATTCTTTGTTAATAGGATAAGAAGTCTTATCTGTCTTATCTACTAGTATACTATGCTGTAATCAGCAAGTAAAGATGATGTTACACCTGTTGAACCTAGTCCAAAGTTTGAAGCGGCTGTGAAAGCGCCTGTGCCTTGGATGATTACTTGTACGTTGTCAGTTGTTCCTGTTGTGAAAACTCCGTCTTCAGTTAACACTGAAACACCTGCTACTGTGTGAGCATCGTTTGTTCCTGCTACATCACCGTTACCTAAGTATATGATCGCCGCATCAAGTTCTGCCTGAGTCATATTTGATTTAGCCAAATTTACAACTCTTGTTCTTGGACCGTTACCTGAACCTGCGATTACTTTTGCGTTATTTGTTAATGTTGCCATTTTTCGTCTCCTTTTTTCTCGTCAATGACACACTTCGCTCCGAAGTGTATGTTGCTATTATTTAGTGATTTTTGGTAGAAATTAAGTGCTAATACAACAAAAGGGCGACATAAAGCCGCCCTT